TGTTGAAAAATCTGGTGGATTAAAGGATGTAACATTGAGTATCAAACAAATTCCTGTTCATAGTCATCAGGAAAGTGATTTAAGCTATGTCTATACAGATGAACATCCTGCAAATAATTCTATTGTTACAACAAATCAAAACGGAAGACAGAATATTAACATGAATATTAAAAGCAAAACTTATACAAAAAATGCAGGAGAAGGAGGAGCTCACTCAAATCTACAGCCCTATATCACGGTTTTTTATTGGGTTAGAAAAAAGTAGCATAGATAAAATAGAATGAAAATGATATACTTAGAAATAATAGGAGGATATCAATGAATATGAAAAAAAAGGTTAAAATAATAGCGTCTATGTTTTTAAGTCTGGTACTGATTACATGTTTCATTCCCAAACATAATTTATATGCAAAGAGTAAACCTACAATCTATATTATGGGTGATTCAATTGCTCATTCCTATGAAGGAAATAGGTATCAAAATGGATGGGGACAAATGCTGTACAGATATTTTAAACATCCATCTAAAAAAAGAACGGTTCACGTAAAAGGTGCTTCTGATTATGTAGATGTTATTAGGTATAATACACCTGAGTTATCTATTGAAAATTGGGCAAAAAATGGAGCAAGTGTTGCAATTTATGATAAATATGGAATGTTTCAGGCGATTCAGAAAAAGTTAAAAAAGGGAGACTATGTTTTTATTCAGCTTGGCCATAATGAAGTATATACTCAATGGTGGACTGGTTCTACGGTTTCTGAGTATAAGACTTATCTAATTGATTATATAAAAAAGATACGAAGCAAAAAGGCAAAACCAGTATTAATCACGCCTCCTCCAGTTAATACATCAGGAAAATATATTCCTTATGTCCCACAATACAGAGCAGCTATGATTTCTATTGGAAAAAAATACAAGGTACCGTTGATAGACTTGGGAAAAAAGTCGGCAGATTACTTTAATTTAATTGGAAAAAAGCAAGCACGGAATATGTATGTAAAAGATAATATGCATTTTACACCTAAAGGGGCTACAACATTAGCAAAAATTTTATCTGTTGAAATAAAGTATAAAAGCCAACTGAATCCTATTTCTGGAAAGGTTTCTTTAAGAACTAATTCATTATATAAAACTATAAATAAAGCGTCGAAGTTAAAATCAAAAAAATATAACAAAAAAACATGGAAGTATATGCAAAAGAAATTAAAAACTTCTAAAAAGTTACTATATAGCATCACCCCAAAGCAAAAATCAATCGATAAATCAAATGCGAGTTTGAAAAAAGCTATTAAGAAATTAAAAAAAAGTAAAAAATACAAATAATAATCATAAAAGAGCGATTGTAGACCAGAATTATCATCTGATAAGCAATTGCTCATTTGTTTTTAAATCAGAATTTAGTTAAGGACCGGAAGGTTCTTTTTTTATTGCGACATCGCAAGGAGGAGAAAAGAATATGGAAATACGAGCAGGACCGGAGACGGTCTTTTTCTTTTGCTAAAAAATATATAAAGAGAGGGCGAACAATGCTACAACAGATACTTGCAATATGCAGTGCAATAAGCATAATCGGCGGGGCCGGGGCGGTGATCTACAAGGTCATTCACCCGACCTTTAAATTTAAGAACCGGGTGGAAAAGTTGGAGGATCACTCAGAGAAAGATTACAAGCGGATCGTGGCGATAGAGGAGATGCAGCGGCAGCAATCAAAGAGCCTGGCTGCATTGCTCAATCATCAGATCACAGGAAATGGCATCGAGAACATGAAGAAAATAAGAGATGAGCTTTTAGAAAGCATCATCGACCAGTAGAAGGAGAGGTATATTTATGAACTTAGAAATTTTATTACAGTATGCAACGTACGGATTTATGGTCATCGGCATCCTAGCGGCAGTGGTGTCTATTATTACGCAGGTAACAAAGGAAATTGCTTTCCTGAACCGGATTCCTACATCTCTGCAGGTGCTTGTACTGTCGCTAATCCTGTGCCCTGTGGTCCTTGTAGCGGCATGTCAGTATTTTAGAATAGTAATTACCTGGTACATGGTATTTGGGGCCTTTATTGCGGCGTTCGTGGTGGCTCTGGTTGCCATGGGTGGCTGGGAAAAGGTAAGAGAGATCTGGAACAGAACAAAATATAAAGAGGGCGAGTGATCGTCCTCTTTTACTTCGGGAAGGAGAAGCAAATGGGATTGAAGTTTAAGAAAAAATTTGCACATAAGAGTAACTACGGAGGGACAAGGAGCACGAAAGATATAGACTATATCGTGGTGCATTATACCGGGAACAGCGGAGATACCGCCCTGAACAACTGCAAATACTTCCAAGGGGCGAACCGGCACGCCTCCGCACACTATTTTGTCGATGGCGGGAAGTACATCTACAAATCTGTAGCAGTAAACCGGATGGCCTGGGCAGTCGGTGGCTGTTATTCTACATCCGGAGCAGCGGGGAAATATTACAAAAAATGCACGAACGCAAACAGTTTATCTGTGGAAATGTGCAACAGTGCCGGGAAGGTGCCGGGGAAGGTCCAGGAGCAGACCATCGAGCTTGTAAAATTTCTCATGAAAAAATACGGTGTTCCGGCATCCCGTGTGATTCGACATTGGGACGTAAACGGGAAAGTTTGTCCAGAACCATGGGCCGGTGCAACAAATTCATGTTGGTCAAATTTTAAAAAGGCGATCGGTGGCCAGTCTGTAAAATACACAACCGTAAAAAAGACCTCCTCTAAAAATGCAATACGGTGGATGCAGGGAAAACTAAATTCACTAGCATCTGGTGCAGACATTGCGGTAGACGGAGAATGGGGACCAGCAACGCAGAAAAAACTGGAAAGATATTGGAAACAGCTTGGATGGAAGAAAGGCAGCTGCGCAGGAAAGAAGACCTGTGCGGCCCTTTTCAAGAATCGAAAAAAATAGCAGAAGTAAAGCCTCGGAGCAATCCGGGGCTTATTTTTTTGATATTTTTTCTTCTATTGCTTCTGTTATAAATGCATTTAGGCTTAGTCCTTCCTTTTCTGCATACCGCTTATATTCTTCTTTTTTTCCTTTTGGAACAGCGTAGTTTATGCGATCATAAGCCTTTGCGTTATATTTGTTCTTTGCTTTTGTTGCAGAATTACCCATATAATCCCCCCCTCTTAATAAAAAGTATAACATTTAATATGTACTTGTGCAACTATACAATATTACCATATATACTTGCGCAAGTTTGTACATTTTGCCTATTGATATACGTGCGCAAGTATATTATAATGTAATTACAGTAAAGGAAACGAGTTAATCAATTAAAAGGATTAAAAGGAGGAAGAAAATATGAAATATATCTTTGATAAGAAAGAGATAATGAAAAACGCATGGACACTTGTAAGAAAGGCAGGAAAGAGCATGTCAGAATCTTTAAAGATGGCTTGGTATCTTGCAAAGAAAGTAATCTCTTACAGAGAAAGCTGGGGAGTAAACGCAGAAGATGAAGAAATGGAAACAAACATCTGGGTTGGATATGGAAAAGTGAGAGCTTACTATACCTGCGGATGGAGAAGCAACTACCAAAACAAAAAATGCCGGGACAATTTCTTTGATCTGGCAGAAGCATTATAAAAAAAGGCGGCCCACAACCGGCCAAAGCCAAAGGAACCGCCATCCAAAAAACATATAACTAATACAGGGGATAGTATAACACGTCTCCCCGGAAAGGACAAGAGAATGAAAAAAGAAGAAGCAATGGAGTACAACAACAAGCAAATAACACTGGAACAGTTGGAGGAGCTGGAAGAACAGTGCCCGGACATCTGCAAAACAGAACCGCTTGGTAGCAGTTCCTCTCATCCGGGATGCGACTGGTATAGCGTAGAGTTCACAGACGGAAGCACAATAGATGTTTTTGTAAATTAGATAACCGACCGGGAGCGGTTTTCTCCCGGATAAACCAAGAAAGGAGATATTTATGATAAATGTAACAGGGTTAAAAACCCTTGTAAAAAAAGCAAAAACGTTTGAAATTAAAAACCGTGCATTTGCACAACTTACTACATTAGTCCCACGAGAGGATATTACATATCTTGTCTCTGCGGATAATACGGAAAGAGATTGTTATGAAATTAGAAACGGTAAAAAAATATGGATTAGAAACAGTTATTATGATCTAATTTATATAAAAGGGGCCGGGGTTATTCCTGTTCCAGTTTTACAAGAGTTGCTCGATGATGAGTATAGAAAGTATTGCAAAGGAATAAAAATGGACTACAGAAAAGAGTATTGTCTCCCAGGAGATATATATTATCCTCTCTGCGATCTTGCAAGAGAAATTTTAGATCGCGATGAAGATTTAACGCAGAGAGAAATGTTTAAAGAATTTTACAACGTTTTTCGTAAAGTTCGTAAAAAATTCATGC